CGCGGCGCGCGCGCGCACGCGAGCGAGGCCTCGACCCTGGGCCGCGAGGCCCTGGCGCGCCTCGGTGGCGGCGAGCTCCGCGGCCGCGTCCAGGCGACGATCCGCGTCCGGGGGGTGCGGCCGTGAGCTCCCACCGCGACGGCGTCCTCTCGGAGACCTGGGTCCGCCGCAAGTGCGGGCTCGCGCGCTGCCCGCGGTGCGAGGCCTGGTTCGTCCCGGTCTTCCACTACTCGGAGACCTGGTGCCCCGCGTGCGCGCCCGCGGCCGCGCGCGAGCTCGGGCTCCCCGTGCAAACGTCCGCACGGCCCGAGCCCGAGCGCGAGCCCGGCCGCTAGTCCGGGATCTCGCAGACGCAGTAGTAGTAGGCCCGGAAGGCGCGGAGGGTTCCGCTCGCCGGCGGCGTCGTGATCTCGGGCGGGCCGGTGTGGGTCGGGCTCATCTCGCCGAGGGTCCGGCTATTCGTCTCGACCGGGTGCACGGTCGCGGCGCCCTCGGTGATCGCGTCCGCCGTCCCGTCGTGCGCGAAGAAGCGCGTCCCGCCGGCGAACGCCGAGCCGCCCGCGTACTTCTCGACCCGGAAGCGGCGGTTGAGCGTGCGGACCTTCCCCGCGCCCGCGAACGCCGTGTCCCAGAGCCCGCTCTCCATGTCCTCGGTGAAGTTGCCCCAGGAGGCGTTGTCGATGCTGGTCTCGATGTAGCGGCGCACGAGCTCGAGGTCGACGGCGGTCGGGCGCATCTGGTAGCCCGGGTCGACCTGGCCGAGGGTGAACGTGAAGGCGGTCAGGTAGACGTCGAAGAGCTGGTCCGCGGCGAACTTTACGCGGACCTTGAGGTGCCCGCCGCCCTGATTCCCGAGGGTCTTCCCCGCGATCGAGGGCAGGGTCCCGGTGAAGACGAAGCGGCGCCAGGTCCCGTCGATCGTCGTCGCGCCGATCGAGGTCAGGGCCGTGGTCACGTCCGCGCTCGGGCTCCCGCCGGTGCCGAAGTCCTGGACGACCTCGGCGCCGACGACGGCCAGGTCCGGCGGCGCGCCGGACGGGTTCTTGATCGCGTCGAAGGCGAGGACGACGTCCTTCCCGTTGAAGGTCACGACGTCCTCGATCGACTGGCGGACGGTCGGGTTCGCGCCGGTCGTCGCGTTCGTCGTCTTCCGGAACCGGAGCCGGGTCCGGGCCGACGACTTCGCGCCGGCGAGCTGGGCCTGGATCGCGGAGCCGCCCAGGCCGCCCTCGAGCTCGCCGACGTCGCCCGCGCCGCCGGCCTTCGCCCACCAATGGTCCGGGCCCGCCAGGATCTCGGAGCCGGCGAGCGCGGGGTTCGCGCCGTAGAACTGGCGCCAGAAGCCCTCCGGGTTCAGGATCACGTTCAGGCTTCCGCCGGCGAGGCGCCCGAGGGCCTGGAGGAGCTGGGTATTGTCGCCCTTGTCGAGCGTCAGGCCCGAGGCCTCGACCACGCTCGCGACCTCCTCCTGGACGGCGTTGAACCAGTCGGCGCTCGGGATCGTGGGCGCCTCGGGCGCGAGCGGGTCCCCGTTCGTGAAGTAGCCCGGCGTCCCGGCGGGCTCGGGGGTCGGGATGGTCGGCGTCGAGGTCGGGGTATCGGTCCGGTGCATGGGCGGGCGGTGGGGCTGGGGGTCAGGTGCGGCGCGGGACCGGGACGGAGAGGCGGAGCTCCGCCGGCGCGGGCCCGAGGATCGACCAGGGCGAGAACCCCGAGTAGGGGAGGTCGTAGCTGTAGAGGAAGATCACGTGGGCGGGCTTGATCCGCTCGAGCTCGCACTCGAGGCGCGCGTTGTTCGCCGTCGTCAGGGGCTCGCCCACGGTCGAGAGCCCGACGCGGAAGAAGATCGGCGAGACGACCGGCGCGTGAACGAGGACGACGTGGGCCCACTGGTCGTCCCGGAGCGGATGATTGCACGGCGAGATCCCCACCCGGAACGGGCTCAGGGTCTCGAAGTCCTCCGGCTCGATCTCGTAGCCGAGGGCCTTCGCGGCCTCGGAGTAGTGGAAGGGGCTCTGCCCGCCGGGCTGGGCCAGGCGCAGGAGGACCGCGAAGCGGCGCTCGATCTCGGTCGCGCCCAGGTCGGGGCAGTCGATCCGCGTCCGGAGGAAGGCCTCCCACTCCGGCAGGAGCTCGTGCGTCGTGCGCGGGTCGGCCTCGGTCAGGAGGTCGAGGGTGCGGTACTCCAGGCGCTCGAGCTCGCGCGCGAAGGCGAGCAGGAGGCGCCCGAGGACGGAGTCGAGGGAGCGGGTCCAGGCGATCCCGCGGGGCAGGAGGTCGAGGAGGGCGCGCGCGTAGGGTTCGACGAGCGGAGCGCGCGGCGTCTCGACGACGACGGCCGGGTCGATCGTGACGAGCTCGGTCGCCGGCACCGCGAGGCCCATCGCTGCGGCGCCGGGAATAAGGGGGAGGGAAAGCGCCGGCGCGGCCGGCGCGAAGGTCATCGTCGCCGGCGCCGGGCTTTGCGCACCCGCGCGCGTGACGGCCGGGACGGAGAGGGGCATCACGGCCGGGTCCGGGAAGAGGACCTTCGGCGTCGTCGTGAAGCCGAAGAGCGTCATCGTCCCGGCGAGGCCCGTCGTCACGTCGAGCTCGAGGCCCGCGTCGGTGAGGCGCCGCACGGTGGCGGCGAAGGCCGTCGCGTTGAGGTGGTCGACGAGCCGAATCGAGCCGTTCGCGTAGCTCGAGTACGTGGCCGTCGGGTTGCCCGCGGAGATCAGGGAGCCGTTGTGGCGCTGGGCGTAGCCGAACGAGATCGTCGTCTGGCCGTCAGTGAGGAAGAAGGTGAAGGTCGCGAGCGCGGAGGAGTCGGCCTCCCAGGCGTCCGAGCTCGTCAGGCCGCAGACGAATCCAAGAATCAGGTTGCAGCGGGCGCCGAGTCCCGAGAAGCCCTTGACCCCGGTCCCGCCGTCGAGCGTCTCGTGAGTCAGGCGGAAGTCGGAGGGACCGCCGGGCCCCTTGAGGGCGCCGTAGGTCGCGACCTCGTTCCCGGTCGTCGAGATCGACGTCGCGTTGAACGCCGTAACCTGGGCCGAGTCCTCGGAGACCCCACTCGAGGCGAAGATCGCCGACGTCGTCGAGCGCCGGCCGCGCGAGAGCAGGGGGTCGGTGTTCCGGTCGGTCACCACGTAGCTGCAGAGCTGCGGGATTCCGGAGACGCGCCGAGCTCCGCCGAGTCCGAAGCACGACTCGTTCGCGTTTCGGCCCGCCGGGTCCCAGATTGTCGCGCTGCTGATACTTCGCGGGAAGGTCAGGAGCGCGTCCGACTGGAAGCCCATGCCAGAGAGGCCGATCCCCGCGTCGCCCACGTAGACGTCGTCGAACCCCTCGATCAGGACGACCACGATCTTGAAGACCTTCGACCCGACGCCGGCGGTGTCGACCCAGTTGAGGCGCACGCCGTTCGCGAGGGCGGCCGAGAATTGCACGCGGGCCCACGAGCCCCAGCTTGTCCCGCCGGTGTTGTCGAGGATGATCCCGACGTGGTCGGTTATCGCGTTCTGCTTCTGGTCAGGCAGTCCGGTCGACCCGGGCGGAGCGTTTCCGACGTTGCAGACCTGCCGCCCGCTGAAATCGCATTGCCCGACGCAGAAGAAGGCGCCGAGGGTTGGGTTGCTCGTGTCGCCCGAGAGAAAGACGAAGGCAAGCCCCTTGTTCGTGTCCCAGCCGGTGATCCCGGCCGCCGTGTAGTCGACGGTCCCGTTCGAGCTCGGGACCGTCGCCTCGATAATCGCGTGCCGAAGGGCCATCGTCGCGGGCCCCCTAGACCCAGGTGATCGTCCCGAGGACCGGGAGCTCCCCGGTCGTGAAGGTCAGGTTCGCCGCCGGCACGGTCACGACCGAGTCCTCCTCGCCGCTCGCCGTCGAGATCGCCTCCCGCACGCGCGAGAGGAGGAGGGTCCCGCCGGGGACGGCGTCCCGGAGGATCAGGTCGCGGAGGTTGGCCTCGACCGCGGCGCGGACGTCGGCCGTGTCGGGCTCGAGCTCGATCGTCAGGTCGACCGGGGTCTCGACGGCCGCGAAGACCGTGACCTCCGCCGTCACCGGCGCGGAGTCGCGGCGGGTCGGGTCGGTGATCCGGGCCTGGACGGCGTCGACGAGCGCCGGCGGGGGCACCGGGCCGGCCGGGTCGTCGTCCGCGGCGAAGGTCACGCCGACGGTCCCGGGGCCCATGAAGTCCTCCGCGCCGAAGACCCAGGCGCGCGTCACCCCGGGGACCTCGAGGGCCCAGGCCTTGTAGTCCGCGACCGACCCGCCCTGGGGCCGCGCGGCGACGGTGTCCCGGAGGCGGACGCGGAGCTGGGCGTCGGTCTCGCGGTCCTCGCCGCCGGCGATCCCGCCTGCCGCGGCGACGGCCGCGGAGACGCCGGCGATCGGGGCCGCCAGGGAGAGCGCGGTCCCGGCCGCGGCGTTGCCGGCCACGCCGGCGAGCTCGGCCTGGACGTTCACGGCGACCGAGCCTCCCGAGACGATCCCGCTCTCGGTCGTGCGGTAGCGTTGCCCCGAGGGCCCGGTGACGAGCGCGCCCGAGGGCACCGTCGAGCCGTTCGTCCCCGAGAACGTCGCGTCGCCCTGGGCCCGGGTCGCGGGCAGGCGCTCGAGCCCGTAGAGGCTGGCCCATTGCTCGAGGGCCTGGCCCTCGGCCTCGAGGGGGACGGTCTGGCGGGCGATGAAGTCGAGGTAGCCGTAGAGCGCGTGGGCCGCGCCGGCGAAGACCCGCGCGAGCGCGCGGAGCGGCCCGCGGTCGATCAGCGGCCCGAGCTCGAGGCGACTCGAGAGCTCGGCCTCGGTGCGCGCGACGAGCTCGGGAAGGGTCGGGCGGTCGAAGGGGGCCATGACGGCCCGATGATCGCGTCCCGGTCAGGGAATCGCCAGAACCGAGAGGCGGGTGGGCCCGAGCTCGACGTCCAGGCGCTCGACCTCGGCCCAGAGCTCGGCCCGGTTGACGGCCTCGCCGCGCACGAGGCGGACGGTCAGGTACAGGGTCTTCCCGTCCAGGCGCGCCGCCGCGACCTCCAGGCTCTCGGCCACGCCGCCCTCGACGAGCCACGCCAGGCCCTCGCGCGCGTAGACCTCGGCGTCGCCGAGGGTCTGGGTCGTGAGCTTCGCGCGCCCCAGGAGCCAGAGCCTCGAGCCCCAGGGGAGATCCCCCTCGCCCTGGAGGACGGCCTCGCCCCACCACCCCCGCCGGTCGGTGCCCAGGTCGGGGAGCTCGTCCTCGGGCCCGGCGAGCGCGTCGGTGAACAGGGAGACGAGGAGGGCCGTCCCGAACCCCTCGTCCAGGGCCAGGTCCCCGCCGGCGATCGCGAGGTCGAGGACGCCGTCGCTCGCTTCCATCAGGAGGTCGGTCATACGGTGGGGACGGGCGGGCCGGTGCTGCCGCCCTGGGGGTCGGGGTGGGTGTGGGCGTTGTACGCGGTCCGGAGGGCCGCCAGGGTGCCGACGGCGTCCTCGACGTCCCCGCCGGCGACGACGTTCCCGCCGGCCTCGAGGTCCGCGGAGACGGTCACGCCGGCCGGCGCGGTGATCGCGACGGAGCCGTCCGCGCGCACGTGCACGCGCGCGGAGCCGACGGCGTAGACCATGACGTCGCCGACCTCGAGCTCGCCGGCGGGCCGGCTCGCGCGGTGCTCGTCGGCGATGACGACGGCCTGGTCGCGGGAGCCCCCCGGGCAGACGAGGACGACCTCGGTCCCGGCCGGTGGCCGGCTCGTCAGGCCGAAGTGCCCCATCCGCGGGACGCCGCCCAGGAGCTCGCCGCGGAGCGCGGAGACCTGGGCGAGCTGGACCTTCGCCTCGTCGTCGAGCAGGCGCAGGAGGCCGCGCGAGACGATCAGGCGCACGCGCGACGCGATCGGGGCCAGGAGCAGGCGGAGGGCGGCGTTCACTGGGCCTCGTCCCCCTCGCCCAGGAAGTCCTCGAGGTCCTCCACGACGGGCTCGGCCTGGTAGGCCGACGGCCGGGTGAGGCCGAGGCGGGTCGTGCTGCCCCCCTCGTCCCGGACGAAGGTGACCTCGTCGACGAGCAGGGTCGAGCGGAGCCCCGCCCGCGGAATGTCGACCTGGACGGTCTCGTTCACGGCCCAGACCCGCCCCTTCGGAACCTGGCGCCACCCCGGGACGATGACCTCGAGGCGTTCGCTCCGGGCCGCCCGGACGGCGGCCTCCCAGGCGGCGCGGTCCTCGGTGTCCTCGAACGTCATCGCCCCCTCGCCCAAGACGAGCAGGGGGCGGAACCGCTGGATCCCCTCGTCGGTCGCGCGGCCGCCGATCTCGAGGGCCGGGAGGCCGGCGTAGTCGTCGGTCCCGGGAACCTGGGCCCGGACGTCGTAGAGCGAGAACCGCTCCCGGTGATCGACGGCGACGGCCCAGGAGATCACGTTCCCGCGCGGGCCCTCGAGGAGCTGGCCCGCCGCGACGCCGGCGGCCGGGAGCTCGAGCAGGAGCTCGCCGGCCGGCGAGGAGAAGGCGAGCACCCCGCGGCGCCGGCAGAGCCGTTCGACGGCCGACCACGCGGTCTCGCCGGGTTGCCGGCGGAAGAGGTCGAAGGGGGTCGCGTCCAGGCCGGCGGCCGCGCGCACGGTCACCCCGAGGGGCGCCGCCAGGAGCTCGACGAGCTCGAGCAGGGTCCCGCCGGCGATCTCGGAAAGCTCCTCGGCCCCCTCCTCCTGGGGCAGGCCCGCGCTGCAGTCGATCAGGTCCGCGGTCCGGTCGCGGCCGGCGATCTCGAACGTCCGGCCCTCCTCCCCGCCCTCGAGCTTGATTCGGTCGACGAAGCCCGAGAGGACGAGCTCGCCGGCGACCTTCACCGTGACCGCGTCGCCCGGGCGGACGGGGTAGGGGGCCCGGTCCGCCACGACGAGCTCGAACTCGGCGGAGAGCGAGGAGAGCGCGCGCGCGACCGTCATCCGTTTCCAGCCGGTGAAGGACCGCCCCCCGAGCACGAGCTCGAGCTCGTCGCCGCGGACGTCGATCGGGCGGTCGGCCATCGGTCAGGAGGAGAGGACGGAGAGGGTCACGCCGCCCGGCACCCGGAGCGGGTTCGCGACCCGGTTCCGGGCGACGAGCTCGGCGTCCCGGGCGGGGTCCTGGTAGAGGCGCTGGGCGAGCACGAGCGCGGGCAGGCTCGCGGGGAGCACGAGCTCGAGCAGGCGGGGCAGGGTCTCGAGCGGGGGCGGGACGGCCCCGACGAGGGCCCGGCGGAGCTCGGCAAGGGCCAGGTTCCGTCCGTCCTGGGTCCCGGACGAGAGGTCGTCGATCAGGCCCTCGAGCTCGGCGCGCGCCTCCAGGGCGTCCTCGAGCGTGGCCCACTCCACGCGCGCGGCCGCGCGCACCGCGCCCGCGAGCGCGAGGGTCCGGAAGAGCTCGGTGACCGCGGCGCCGTTCGCGCGCACGAGCACCGCCGCGGGGCCCTCGCCGGGGAAGGCGGCCGGCTCGAGGTCGAAGAGCACCCGGTACGCCTCGAGCGCGCCCGAGGCCGTCGAGGCCGCGGCGAGCACGTTGTCGAGGGCGTCGCTCGCCGCCCCGACCAGGTCGGCCGGCCGCGTCGCGAGCTCGGAGGCCTGGGCGACGAGGTCCGAGAGCGCGACCTCCAGGGCCTCGACGTTGCGCTCGAGGCCCGAGAAGACGTCCAGCCGGCGGAGCAGGTCGTCGACCTCCCGGATCGTCTCCTCGATCACGTCGAGGCCCTGCTGGAGGACGCCGGCGACGGTCACCGTCTCCTCGTAGGCCGCGCCGGCGGCCGCGCTCGAGCTCGAGGCCGCGGCGTCCGCGGACCCGACGGGGTCGATCGCCCCGAAGGGCTGGATCTCCCGGCCGGCCTCGACGAAGTCGATCGAGACTCGGGCCATGCGGCCCTCGGTGTCGCGCTCCTCCTCGCGGAAGCGCCGGCACAGGACCTCGACCTGGCCGAAGGTCGGGTGGACGAGGGTCCCGCCCGGCCGGAACGGGAACCCCGCGCTCGCGCCCTCGAGGCGCGCGATCAGCTTCTCGGTCCGCTCCGCGAAGTCGTCCCCGACGATGTAGGCCTCGACGTTGAAGGTCCGGGGCTCCCGCCCCATCTCCTCGACGAGCGGCGTGTCGCGCTGGGGGAAGACGTGCACGGCCACGCGCCGGCCGCCCTCGCGCGCGGTGGATTGCACCCCGAAGGGGACCCCGCGGAAGCTCGCGGGCCGGAGTCGGTCCTTCCAATCGGCCATGCGCTAGAGGGGGCTTGCCAGGCTCGGCCCGGCGTAGACGTCGAGGTTCACCGGGCCGCGCTTCTTCGTCGTGACCCTCGAGCCGTCGGGCAGGTTCGGGAGCTCGATCGTCACCGTCCCGCCCACGTCGACGCCGCCGCGCGCGCCCGAGGGTGCGGGCAGGGGTCCGGCGGTGCGGCCGAAGGCGCCGGCGTCCATCGCGGGGCGGCCGCGCGCCGCGAAGAAGGCGCGGTCGGCCTCGGCCTGGGCGGCCTCACGGCGCATCCCGACGACCGTCTCGATCCCCTGGGGGATGTCCTTCGCGAGGGAGTAGACGCTGGCGGCGATCACGGCCAGGGGCCCGAGGGTCGCGAGCAGGCCCCCGCCGGCGGCCCCGCCCGCGGCCGCCCCGCCCGCGCCGGCCGCGGCCGCGCCGCCCCCCAGGCTCGAGAGCACGGCGAGGCCCTTCGACGCCGCGCCGACGAGCTGGACGAGGCTCCCGAGCGTGACGAGCACCGGGCCCAGGGCGGCCGCCACGCCGCCCGCCGTCACGATCCACCGTTGGGTCGAGCCGTCGAGCGCGCGGAACCACTCGACCCCGCGGCCGACCCAGCGCACGACGTCGGCCAGGGCGTCGAGGATCCCCGACTCCGCGAGCGCGGTCGCGACCCGGTCCCAGGCGTTCGCGAGCTTCACCGTCGAGTCGACGCCGCCCGACTGCAGGATCGCGACCTGGCGCCGGCTCTCGCCGTTGAGGGTGCGATAGGCCTCGGTGTTCTTGCGGACCGAGGCCGTGCCGCGGTCGATCAGGGCCGCGAGCGCCGGCCCGGCCTCGGCCCCGAAGGCCCGGACGACGTCGCTCGCCTTGGCCCCGCGCTCGCGCAGGAGGTCGACGATGTCCACCAGGGGCCGGAGCTCGCCGGTCGACTGGCGGATCTCCTCCGGGCGGACCCGGAGGCGCGAGAAGAACCCGCGGGTCGTGCTCGCCTTGAAGGCGCGCGAGAGCTTCTGCGTGAGCGTCTGGACCGCGCTCCCCGCGCGCGAGGCGTCGAAGCCCGCGTCCCCGAGCTCGCGCAGGAGCGCGACGGAGCCCTCGAGCCCCGTCCCGGTGCTCGCGAGCAGGGGCCCCGCGGTTCGGAGCGCGTCGAGGAGGCCCTGCAGCTTCGCGCCCTGGCCGGCCGCCGCGAGCACGTCGACCGAGTGCGCGGCGTCCTGGGTCGTCTTCCCGTAGGCGTCGAGGATCCCGTCGAGGCTCGCGACCGACTCGCCGAGCTCGAGGTGGGCGATCGTCGCGAGGTGGAGCGTCGGGACGGTGCCGGCCTGGATGTCCTCGAGGCGTTCGTTCTCCTCGGAGAGGAGGGCCATCGCCTCCGCGACCTGGCGGAAGGTGTGCGTCTCGCCGCCCAGGGCCTCGGCCTCGGCGCGGAGGTTCGCCATCGCGTCGGCCGGCGCGCCGGTCGCGAGGGCGACGCGGTTGAGGTTCCGCCGGACGTCGGTCCCCGCCGCGGCCGCCGCGGTCGCGAGGCCCAGGACCGGGAGGGTGACGTAGGTCGTCAGGTCCTTCCCGACCCGCTTGAGCTTCGCCCCGAAGGCGCCGGTCGCGCCGGCCATCTTCCCGAGCGGACCGGTGAAGCGGTCGAGCGCGGTGATCGGAACCTGGAGGGGGAAGCTCTTCGCCATCTAGCGCGGCGCCCGGGTCAGGCGCTCGAGCCAGAAGCGTAGCCTCGCGGAGTCGAGACCTTCTAGGGTGTCGGGGGTCCAGCCGTAGCGGTCGGCGAGGAGGCCGAAGACGGCGGGCCACTCGGGCGGGTACTCGCGAAAAAACACTGCGCCACCCCGAGCGC